CATTTAAGAGAGGAATTAAATTATTATGGCAAACGGAACAACTTTATCAGATGTTATTGTACCTACACTATTTAACCCTTATGTGGTTAACAGAACAATGGCTTTATCAGCGCTTTTTCAATCAGGTATTGCAGTTAATAATGCTGAATTTGATGCACTTGCGTCTGAGGCGGCACCTATACACAATATGCCATTCTTTGAGGATCTGACCGGAGCGTCTGAGGATGTAATTGAGGGGCAGGACCTTACAGCAAAGAAAATCACATCAAAGAATGATGTATCTACTACTATTAGAAAGGCCAATATGTGGTCTGCAACAGATTTATCTGCTGCATTGTCCGGAGTAGATCCTATGGCCGCTATTGGAGACCTTGTAGCGGGATACTGGGCAAGAGAGAATCAGAGAATATTGATCAAGATTTTATCAGGTGTTTTTGGCTCTTGGGTAAATGGAGGTACTACAGAAGTGCCTTTAAAGGACCATATTCTTGATATTACTACTGCATCAAGCGCTGCAGCAAAGAACATTTCCGCTTCAGCCTTCATTGATGCTTGTCAACTTTTAGGAGATGCACAGGGACAGCTTACAGCGGTAGCTATGCATAGCGCAACAAAGGCTTTCTTGAAGAAGCAAAACCTTATTCAGACAGAAAGAGATAGCACCGACGTAGAGTTTGATGTATATCAGGGAAGAAGAGTAATTGTAGATGACGGATGTCCTGTTGATAGCGGTACATACACAACTTATTTGTTTGGCCAGGGAGCTATAGCATACGGAAATGGTTCTCCTGTGGGCTTTGTTCCTACTGAGGTTGATAGAGATAAGAAGAAGGGATCAGGAGTTGATTACTTGATCAACAGAAAGACCTTTATTATGCATCCAAGAGGCATTGCATGGCAGAACCTCGCAAGAGCAAATCAGGAGACGCCTACAGAAGCAGAGCTTGCAAATGCAAAGAACTGGAAGATGGTATACGAGCCAAAGCAGATCAGAATTGTAGCATTCAAGCACAAGATAGGATAGTCAAAAAAGGAGGACCGTATGGTATTAGAAGATCTGATTCGTTTGATAGGCTTACGGGTACAAATGTTTGGGTATATCGTCACAGAGGGAGACAACTCTACAATAGAGTATCAAGCTGAAAAGGCTGCACAATATGTTTGCAATTATTGCAATTTTAAAAAGTGCCCGGATGATATTCCGGGTGCTTTGAAATTTGTGACAGTTGATTATGCCATCGGTGAATTTTTAGAACATAAAAAGACATTTGCTCCGAACGCACTTTCCATGCTTAATCTTGATATAGCTGTGAAGCAAATAAAAGCTGGCGATATGGATACTACATTTGCTGTAGGTGAAGGCTCAAAAACGCATGAGCAGAGACTTGATGCATTTATCAACTATCTTAAGTCGTATGGTAAAACCGAGCTTATGAGACATAGGAGAATTAAATGGTAGATGTATTGGAGCGAGCAAGAGCCTTGGCAAAAAAAGCTATGGAAGATATCTATTTTACAGAAAAGTGTGATGTTATTGAGATGCAAAGCGTCCGTGATGAAAGAACTAAAATAACAAAAGCTTCAGAAATAAAAGTGCTTGAAAATCAGCCGTGTAAGGTTTCGTATGGAAGTTTAAATACTGTTGGGCAGACGAGCACAGGAGCAACCAATAGGCAAATAGTTAAGCTTTTTATATCACCGGATATCACTATAAAGCCTGGATCTAAAGTAGTTGTAGGCCAAAACGCTTATAAAGCGAGTGGAGTACCTGCAGTATATACGGATACACATCAAGAAATTATGCTTGATATATTTGACAGGTGGGCATAATGGGGAATATGGGCAGTTTTAACGCAAATCAATTGAGACGGTTCCAGAGAAAACTGAATGAGATAAAGCCTGAGGATGTATCGGGTTTTATAGATGCTTGTGCAAAGGAGTTAGCAGCAAGGCTTTTGGCTACGGTTATCAAGCGAACGCTTCCGGGAGACTACTCGAGAGAGGTTGAAGTTGTTGCAAAGAGGGATTCAAAGAATCATAAAAAAGGCGACAAATACACAAAGAGAGTAAATCCTTCCGGGAAAGTTGGAGGAACACTTAGAAGAGGATGGACTGCAAAGACACACGAAGAGGCCGCAGGTGGAAGCGGTAGGGCAGACGCAAAAGCTTATGCGGAATCACTTACTGTAAATCACGTTGGGGATATGGTTGTTATTGAAATCATAAACCCAGTTGAATATGCCAGTTATGTTGAATATGGCCACAGAACGAGAAATCATACAGGATGGGTTCCAGGGAAATTTATGATGACTATTTCAGTGCAAGAGATTCAAAGTATTGCTCCTGATGTTCTTGAGAATAAGGTCAGAAGATTTTTAGGAGGCTACATGAGATGATTAATTCAATTATTGAGGGCATCAGCATTGCTATAAATACTGAATTTGAAGACGGATATACCATTTATACAGAGAGTGTAGAGCAAGGTTTAAAAGAACCTTGTTTTTTTATATCCTGTCTCAATCCAACGAGTAAAGTGTTTCTTGGCGAAAGATATTTCAGAACAAATCAAATGTGCATACAGTACATTTCTACAAATAAAAGTGTAGAAAAAGAAGAGTGCAATACTGTTACAGAAAGACTTTTTAATTGCCTTGAATACATAACAGTGGGTGAAGACCTGATTAGGGGCTCAAAGATGAATGCTGAAATAGTTGATGGGATTTTAAACTTCTTTGTGAACTACGACTTGTTTACATTGAGGCTGAGGAATAAAGAAGATGCTATGGATGAAGTGTTAAGGAATGTTGCAGTGAAAGGGCAAGGTGAATAATGGATATTGAAAAAGGAACAAAAAAAGGCGCTATTGAGCAATCAAAGTTTACAAAAGAACAATTGATTGATAGCGACAGATTCAACGCCAGAAAAGATTTAGTTTCGACTATTCTTTCTGATGGTGAAGAATACACAATTGAATTTGTAGAAGAGCAAATTGAGAAATATATGAAAGGACAGGTAATATAATATGGCTTTAGGTGGTGGTACTTTTGTTAATCAAAAGAAAGAATTGCCCGGTGCATATATAAACTTTGTTTCAGCGAATTCCGCTTCTGCTAACCTATCTGAGAGAGGTATTGCAACAATGCCGCTTGAACTTGATTGGGGTATAGACGGAGAGGTATTTGAAGTGAACAATGGGGATTTTCATGAGGAGTCTTTGAAAATCTTTGGGTATGAGTATACACATGAAAAGATGAAGGGGTTACGTGATCTCTTCTTAAATACCAAGACACTTTATGCTTACAAGCTTACATCAGGCGGAGTAAAAGCAGGTAATGCATTGGCTGAGGCCGTTTGCAGCGGCGTTCGTGGAAACGACATCAAGATATCAATTCAGAAGAACGCTGATGATCAGTCTAAGTTTGATGTAAAGACAATAGTCGACACAACGGTTGTAGACAGTCAGACAGTGGCGGTAGTTGGAGACTTGGTTGCAAATGATTTTGTCAAGTTTAAGAGTGGAGCTACACTTGCTGTAACTGCTGCAACACCACTTACCGGTGGCACTAATGGTGCTGTAAGTGGTACATCTTATCAAAAGTATTTGGATAAGATTGAAGCGTATTCATACAACACAATGGGCGTTGTAGTAAAGGATGATACTACAAGAGGAATGTTCAATTCGTTTGTAAAACGTCTTCGTGAGGAGATGGGAGTTAAGTTTCAGCTTGTGCTTTATGGTTATCCTTCAGCAGATTATTACGGAACAACAAGCGTAAAGAACAAGGTACTTGATACAGGATGGAGTGAGGCTTCATTAGTGTATTGGGTGACAGGCATATCTGCAGGTTGCGAGGTAAATAGATCAAATCAGAATAAGAAGTACAATGGAGAGTTCAAGGTTGATACCGGATACACACAGAACGAGCTTAGAAAGGCTATTAAGGCAGGAGAGTTTGTTCTGCACAAGGTTGGCTCAGATGTACGTGTTCTTGAGGATATCAACACCTTGGTGACAACATCAGAGGAGCACGGAAATGTGTTTAAGGATAATCAGACTATAAGAGTGATTGATCAGATTGCTAATGATATTGCGGTTCTCTTTAACACAAAATATCTTGGAGCTGTACCGAATGATGCAGCAGGCAGAACATCCTTATGGTCTGACATTGTAAAACATCATGAGCAACTTGAAGAAATCAGGGCAATTGAGAACTTCTCTGACTCAGATGTTGTAATAACACCGGGAAGCACAAAGAAATCAGTTGTCGTAACAGATGCAGTCACGGTAGTAAATGCCATGTCAAAGCTTTTTATGACTGTGACTGTTGCTTAAGGAAGGAGTATAGATGTCTAATATAACAATGAAAGCGAAGGATACACTTTGTGCATCTCTTGCAGAATGTTTCGTTACGATAGGGACACGTAGATATAACTTTATGCAGGCGATTAAGTTCGAAGCAAAGTTTGACAAGACTAAAAAGGAAATTCCAATCCTCGGAAAGACGGGAAAGGGAAATAAGACTACAGGGTGGAAGGGAACAGGTTCGGCCACATTCCACTACAATACGTCAATATTTAGAAAGCTGATGGCTCAATATAAGGATACAGGCGAGGATATTTATTTTGATATACAGATTACAAATGAAGATCCTACTTCAAAGGCAGGACGCCAAACAGTAATATTTGTTGACTGTAATATTGATGGTGGGGTGCTTTCCAAGTTTGATGCAGACGGTGAGTATCTTGATGAGGACATGGACTTCACATTTGAAGATTTCAAGATGCCTGAGGAGTTTAAAGCCTTAGACGGATTCCTTACAAATTAGAATATAAAGTAGTCAACCCCTCATGAGTGGCAATAGTCATTTATGAGGGATTTATGTATAAACAAAAACAGAAAGGCAGATATAACAATGTCAAAATTCAGTAAATTTATGAAGGTGAACAAGGTTGTGAAGGAGAATGCCATACACCCTGTTACTAAATCTCTTTGTGATGAAAACGGTAAACCACTTGAGTGGGAGTTCAGACACATAACATCGAAAGAGAATGAAGAGATAAGAGAGAGTTGTACTATAGAAGTACCAATTACCGGGAAGCCTAATGTTTATCGACAGAAGCTTAAGACAAGCCTTTATATACAAAGAATGCTTGTTGCTTCAATTGTTTCGCCGGACCTTTATGATGCAGAGCTTCAGGATAGTTACGGTGTAAACACGCCTGAAGAACTGCTTATGGCTTTGGTAGATGATCCGGGTGAATATAATGACCTTGCAGCGTATGTTCAAAATTTCCAGGGCTTCAATGTTTCATTTGAAGATAAGGTAGAAGAAGCAAAAAACTAATAGAAGAAGGGGATTGGGAGGCTAATCATGCTTACTATGCCCTTCTTAAATTACATATATTGCCTTCGACTTTCCTTGCAATGGATGAGCAGGAAAAAGCCTTCGTTGTAGCAGCAATAAGGGTAAAAATTCAAAATGACAAGGAAAAAGAGAAAGAAACGAAAAGAAAAATGAGCAGGAAAGGGGGATAAATAATGGCAACGATTCAAACAGCTATAGAATTACAGGATAATTTCACAAGCGTATTGTATCAAGTTATTAATTCGGTCAACATGAGTATCTCCGCAATGGAGGAACTGCATAGTATAATGAATTCCAGTGTGGACACCACTTCGATTGATGCTGCAAGGGATTCAATAAACCAAGCTACTACGGCAGTACATGAATTAGATTCTGCCATGCAGAGTGTAAGTGACAATACAGTATCACCCACACCCCCTTCAACACCTCCTGAAGCACCGGAGCCACAACAGGGTCAGTGGCAGTCGTATAACGGTCCTGAAGTATTTACTACTACAGGGGTTGAAAGATTTCAGCAAGAAGTTCAAAGTGCAAACGCTATGTTAAGCACCTTGAACTCGACACAAAGTCAAATCGCGCACACAGCTGCAGGAATGAGCATATTACCTTCTAACGCAATTAGCGATATAAACGGAATGGGCAACAGATTACAGGCCATACAGGAACGTATACAGCAAATAGAAAGCAATCCAATGAATGTGGGTACTGCCGGAGCAAATGCAGGACTTGAACAATTACGTAGTCAGTTAAATCAAGCTATGGTTGAGCAAGAAAACTTAAACAGAGCTATGGCCAATATGGACATATCTTCTGCTAATGATTCATATATAAGGTTAATGCAAACCGTAGGTGAGACTGAGCGATATATCAGAGATAATACAGATGAGCAAGGAAGATTTAATCAAGCAATTAACGATGGTGTATCAAATGCGAATAACTTAATGGATGCGGTAAAAGGTCTTGCGATTACATATGGCACAGTGCAAACAGCTAAAGGAATCATGGGGCTATCTGATACTATAACTTCAACAAAGGCAAGGCTTGATATGATGAATGATGGCTTGCAGACTACTGGAGAAATGCAAAATATGATATTCCAATCTGCCGAGAGGGCAAGAGGACAGTATCAGAAAACTGCAGATGCTGTATCAAAGCTTGGAACTTTAGCCGGGAATGCATTTGATAGCTCTGCAGAAGTTGTTGGCTTTATGGAGCAGGTAAACAAACAATTTGCTATCGCAGGAACGTCAGCTCAAGGTGTCAATGCAGCTATGTTACAGCTTACTCAAGCAATGGGATCAGGTATACTTCGTGGTCAAGAGTTCAATGCGGTATTCCAGCAGGCTCCTAATATAATGCATTCCATTGCAGATTATATGGGAGTGCCTATAGGTAAATTAAAAGATATGGCCGCAGAGGGCAGAATTACAGCTGATATTGTAAAGGCTGCGGTGTTTGCTGCTGCTGATGAAACGAATGCCAAGTTTGAAAAAATGCCTAAGACATTTGAACAAATCTGGGCGTCGTTTTCAAATCATGCATTAAGAGCGTTTGAGCCGGTACTACAAAAGCTAAACACTTTAGCAAATAGTGAAGGATTCCAAGCATTTGTAAATGGTGCAATAGAAGCAATGGCAATGGTTGCAAATGCAGTGCTTTCTATCTTTAATTTAATGGGGCAGGTTGCTTCTTTTGCTGCAGATAATTGGTCATGGTTGGCACCTATTATTTATGGCGCAACAGCAGCACTTGTTGCTTACTACACGGCTTTAGGAATCTACAACGCTATTCAGCTTATAAGCAACGGAATTAAAGCGGTAGCTTCATTCATGGGAAGCGTTCATGCAGCAGCTCTTGCAATGGAATCCGGGGCAACTTTTACAGCAACAGTGGCTCAACATGGTTTTAATGCAGCTTTATACGCATGTCCTTTAACATGGATTATTATGCTCATTATTGCTTTAATAGCAATAATATTTGCCGTTTGTAATGCAATAGCAAAAATGACGGGGATTGCAAATACAGGATTTGGAGTAATGACCGGTGGCATTAATGTTGTAATACAGTTCTTTAAGAATTTAGGCTTTACAGCAGCAAATATTGCTATAGGGATAGGAAACGCTATTGGAGCGCTTGCTTCAAACATGATGGCAGCATTTAGCAATGCAATATCAGGTATTCAATCATGGTTTTATGACTTGTTATCTACTGCATTATCTGTAGTTGCAGGTATTTGTGAAGCTTTAAATAATCTACCTTTTGTTGAGTTTGATTTTTCGGGTATAAGTAGTGCAGCTGATGATTATGCAGCGAAAGCAAGTGCAGCTGCAGGGAACAAGCAAAGCTATACAAGTGTATCAGATGCGTTTAATAGTGGAATGTCAACATTTGACACATTCAAGGATGGATGGGCTTCAGATGCCTTCAGTGCAGGTGCAAGCTGGGGTGATGGAGTTATGGACAAGGTGACAGGAATGCTTAAGGGAGTACTCAATCCTGAAATTCCGAGTATGGGAGATCCATTGGGAGGAATTGGTAATATACCTGAGTTGGGGGATATTGCAGGAAGTGCAGCTGATACGGCAGGAAATACAGGAGCTATAAAAGATGCAATGGATATCACGGAAGAGGATCTAAAGTATCTTCGTGATATTGCTGAGCAGGAAACAATAAATAGATTTACAACAGCGGAAATCAACATTGAGCAGACAAACAATAACCACATTTCAAACAATGGTGACCTTGACGGAGTACTGTCAGGTCTTACAGATGCAGTATATGAAGCGGTAGATATAATAGCGGAGGGAGCACATTAAGATGGGAAAAACAGGATATGATTTTTATCTGAATAAATGCTTGTTGCCTATTGCTCCGGATAAGCTTCAAATCAAGATAAACAATGCAAATTCAAAGGTTACTTTGATTGATGAAGGACAAGTCAATATACTTAAAAAGGCGGAGTTAACCGATATTGAATTTGATTGCATTATACCCCAAGTTAAATATCCTTTTGCAAGTTACAAAGGAGGATTTAAGGGAGCTTCTTACTTCCTTGATTATTTTGAAGAATTAAAAGCAAGTAGGAAGCCTTTTCAATTCATTGTGTCTCGTGTAATGCCGAGTGGCAAGGTACTATTCTCAACCAATATAAAAGTGTCACTTGAAGAATATAAGATAACGGAACAGGCAAGTGAGGGTTTCGATATAGGGGTAAAGTTTAAGCTTAAGCAATACAAGGAGTATGGCACAAAAACAGTAAGTATTAAATCTTCAGAAAGTTCGAGTGATGAAGCGCCAAAAGCAACTGTAGAAGAACCTAGATCAACAGAGAATGCACCTAAAGGAGAGTATAAAGTGGGCGACATTGTAAATTATCATGGTGGAACTCACTTTTACACTTCTTATGAGGGCGCAAAAGGTTATCCGGCAAGGGCAGGTAAAGCAAGAATAACTATTGCAAATGGTAAGGGCAAGGCGCATCCATGGCACTTAATCCATGTTGATTCAACTTCAAATGTATACGGTTGGGTTGATGAGGGAACTTTTGATTAAAGGAGCATAGATGGATATAGAACTTTTGATATCAGATCCTTCAGGTAATAAGCTGTATATGCCGGTTGTTGAAGAAGGTATTGAGTGGAGCACTGAAAGAAGAAGTACTCCGGGTAAATTAACTTTTAAGATAATAAATGATGGTATTATTGATTTTGAAGAAGGTAGCAGGGTTAGATTAAAGGTTGATGGGAAAGAGGTATTCTATGGTTTTGTATTCACAAAGAGACGTGATAAAAATCAAATTATATCTGTAACAGCCTATGATCAGCTTAGGTATCTAAATAATAAAGATACATATGTATATGAGAATAAGACAGTCACTGAATTCATTCAGATGATAGCGACAGACTTTAACTTAAAAACAGGTACTTTGGAAGATACAAAGTTTAAAATTGCTTCCAGAGTAGAAGATAATACATCCTTATTTGATATGATTGAAAATGCTTTGGATTTAACATTGCAAAACACAAAAGAAATGTTTGTAATGTTTGATGAATTTGGCAAGATTACACTTAAAAACATTGCATCCATGCGTGTAGGTGAAGAAAGCGCATATCTATTAATTGATGAAGAAACAGGAGAAAACTTTGAATATTCATCAAGCATAGATTCCGATGTGTACAACAAAATAAAGTTATCATATGACAATGAAGATACAGGAAAAAGAGATATCTATATTGCTCAAGATGGTACGCATATGAATGAATGGGGAGTTCTGCAGTATTTTGATACGCTCTCTAAAGGTGAGAACGGACAAGCAAAGGCAGATGCTCTTTTAAAGCTTTACAACAAGAAGAGCAGAAATTTAAAAATAACAAATGCAATAGGGGATACAAGGGTAAGGGCAGGAAGCCTTGTTGTTGTATCTCTTGCATTAGGTGATGTTAATTTAAAGAACTTTATGTTGGTAGAAAAGGTTAGACATACATTTAAGTTGGACCAGCATGTAATGGATTTGACACTTAGAGGAGGTGAGTTTGTTGGCTGACGCAGTTGAGTTTGTAAAACTTGTTAAAAAAGCTGCTGTTGAGGCATATGAAGCCACAAAGCCGGTACAAGTCTGTTTTGGGAAAGTAATAAAAGCCTCACCACTTGAGATTATAGTAGATCAGAAACTGACTCTTGGTAAATCTCAGCTTGTACTTGCAAGAGAAGTTACTGATTATACAACAGAGGTTACTGTTGACGGTGAAAAGAAGAAGATAACTATTCACAATGGGTTGGTTGTGGGTAATGAGGTTATTCTTTTAAGGCAGCAGGATGGACAAAAATATATAGTGGTGGATAGAACAGGATGATACCTTCAGATAAAGGTTTTTTAAGTCAAAATTTTGAGATAGAAGAAATACCAACCTACACATATAAAATGAAATCTGACAGCAACAGGATACAAGGACATACAGACAGCTTGGATGCAATGAAACAGGTTATCTTTAAGATTTTATCAACAGAGAGGTATCAACATCAGATGTATTCTTGGAATTATGGAGTTGAGCTGTTGGATTTGTACGGAGAACCCGTATCATATGTATGTCCTGAGTTGGAGCGTAGAATTACAGAGGCTCTTACATGGGATAAAAGAATTAAGAGTGTTGATAATTTTGAATTCGACACATCAGAAAAAGGTGAGGTACGTGTAAGCTTTGTCGTGCACACGATATTCGGAAATATAGATGTAGAAAAGGTGGTGAATTTTTAATGTATGATGTAACTTTTAATGAAATTCTTGAACGAATGCTTTCAAGAGTGCCAAACAGCTTTGATAAAAGAGAAGGTTCCATTATATATGATGCTCTTGCTCCTGCTGCACTTGAACTTCAAAGAGTATATATAGAACTAAACTCTATATTATCAGATGCCTATGGTGATACCGCATCAAGAGAATATCTTATTTTGAGATGTAAAGAAAGGGGCGTTATTCCGGAACAGGCAAGTAAAGCACTTCTTCGTGGAAAGTTTACACCTTCAGGAATCAACGTAATAGGCAAAAGATTTAATGTAAATGAGTTAAATTACGTTGTCACCAGAGCATTGACAGATTCTGACGGAGGCTACGAAGTACAATGTGAAACTCCGGGAACTATAGGTAATAGGACTCTTGGAACAATGATTCCAATTGAATATATACAAGGCCTTGAAACTGCAGAGCTTACAGAGGTACTTATTCCGGGTGAAGATGATGAGACTACAGAGAATCTAAGAAAACGATACTTTGACAGCTTTAAAGAGAGCGCATTCGGTGGAAATGTTAAGGATTATATAGATAAAACAAATGCCATATCAGGAGTTGGTGGAACTAAGGTAACAAGGGCATGGAACAATGATATAAAACCTATAGATTTAATACCGACAACTAAGGTTGAAGAGTGGGTTAATACAACTAAAACAAAGCTGGATCCGGATGTTGCTAAATGGCTTATTACTGTATTTAGTGCAGGGAAAGAAAAGAAGTTGACAGTCGGAGGAACTGTACTTTTGACTATAGTAGACTCTAACTTTGGAGTTGCATCAAATCAGTTGATAAAAAGTGTACAGCAGACGATAGATCCAGAGGATACTCCGGGGGAAGGATACGGGCTTGCACCTATAGGACACGTAGTTAATGTGAAAAGTGTAAGAGGTGTTGAAGTATCTGTGAAAACCGAGATTACTTTTGAAACAGGTTATAGTTGGTCTAATATGCACAGTGCCATGGAAGAAGCTGTAAAAGTGTATTTGCTAGAACTTTGCAAATCATGGGCAAGTACAACATCTTTAGTAGTAAGAATAGCACAGATTGAAACAAGGCTTTTACAGATAAAAGGCATTGTGGATATTGGGAACACTACAATAAACGGAGTTAATAAAAATTTGTCACTGGATCAATATGAAATTCCGGTGTTTAAGGAGGTAAGAGAATGACAAGAAAAGTAAATTTGGTGTCATACTTACCTTCTTTTTTAACCGAATTCAAAGAGAATATTGTATTGCTTGATGCGGAAAATCCTGAATTTGAATTTTTGTGGAAATCGTTTGATAGGATTCTAAAGAATGAATACATAAGTACTGCAGATGAGTATGGTCTATCAAGGTTTGAAGATATTGTAGGAATAAAACCATTGGCGGATGATACTCTTGAATCAAGAAGGTCAAGAGTACTGTCGAGGTGGTTTAATCATATACCTTTAACGCTGAAAGGGCTAAAGAAAAGATTGGCTTTAATATGTGGTGAGCAAGGGTATGATGTAAAAATAAAGGATTACACAGTAACAATAAGTATATATACAAGGTTTGATAGTCAAAAAGAAGAGATAAAAAAGTTGATGGAAGATATAAATCCTTCAAACATGATAGCAAATCTTATATATGAAAAAGCTTTAACATTTAATATCTTTGAAAAAGGTATTATCAGTGAAGCCAATATTTTGACGATAAGGCAGGTGAGTTAATGGCTTGGAATGGAATGACACTTACTACAAGTGGAAGAAGGGCACTAAGCAAGGCACAAGCAGAAGACACTTTAAGAATATATTCTATGGTAATTGGGGATGGATCACCACCGGCAAATTTCAACACGGTAGAAAGATTAGTAAATCAAAGGTTGGAAATCACTGAATTATCAATTGATTTAACAGATACGGGTTGCGTTGTGACAGGTGATTTTCCTAATGTCGGTTTTGATTACTACTTTAGAGAGCTTGGCCTCACGGTTGAAACGTCTAGTGGTATAAAACTGTATGCATATGATAACTGCGGTGCAGATGCCGAATATGTGATAAATACAAGTACAGTTGAAAGAACAGATAAAAGAGTACGAATTGAACTTATATTTTCAAATATCAGCAACGTAACTGTATCTAATCCAGGCATTCTTTATGTATCATATGATGCTCTGGAAAATAAGTTAAATACTTTAAAAACATCAGTTAATGAAAATGTGGAAAACAAAATTAATGCTTTAGAAAGTACTATAAATCAAAAGCTTAAGAAGGTGACAGTTGTAGAAGCAAGAGTAACTGCGTGGGAAGGAACCACAATCTTTAAACAAAGAATAAATATTCCGGGAATTAAGGGTACAGATACTCCTATTGCAAGCCACAAGATTGAGGATAACATGACAGATGCAACTACAATAAAGGCAAGATGGAAGGCTTATAGTTGTCTTGACAAGGTAGTAGTATATGACGGCTACATAGAGCTCATATGCTATAGAAAGAAGCCTCAGCGAAGTTTTTATCTTGCAGTAAAGGAGGCGTAAAAGATGGCTGATGCAATACTGATGGCAGGAGGCACAGGAGGCGTAAGCTCTGATGATGTTACTGCCGGCAAGGCTCAAGTGCTTAAAGGCTATAAAACTGTTACTAATGAAAGCAATGATGAAATAGTAGAAGGTGAGATGGTCAATCGTGGAAATGGAATGGATACAGTAGAGTTTGTAGATGCTTATTGGGATAGTAAGTACCTTGCCAGAATGGAACAAGGTTACTACGCCCAAAATGGTCAGTGGAAACCCTATGTTGGCATCCCATATGCTGTGTTGGCTAATGGTATTCACTTGGATGCAAATAAAATGCTAGATACATTACAGGTATCAGGAGTAAGAGGTACAATACCTGTTAGAGGATACAAAGGTCTTGATTCTTCTGAGATGTGGCTATACCCACAAGAAGGTGGTTATGTAGTAAGAATTGAAGAAGGTTACTACCACATGGGTGGGAATAGGCAATGGAAACCTTATGTTATAGCACCAACAAATCTTGTTAAAAGTGCTGTAAACTATCACCCTGAGAACACCTTGAATAACACAACGACATGTGGAGAGCAAGGTCAGGTCAAAATGATTAACACTCAAGATAATGGATATGCCATAAATCAAGCAAAAGTTTTCGTTATTGATGGAGGTAGAGGCAAGGTTGTTATGATAATGGGGCATGGAAATGCCTATTATTTTAGAAATGATGGTAACCCACATGTTGAAGCAAATGCTTCAGAATTAGGAAATGCAGTTAAAGAATCCTTACTTCAATGGCAAACCGCCTCTTCTCAGTACGGTATTAAGTTTGAAGGTGCAATTCCAAGATGGATATGTAATACTGGAGACGTAATATCTGCCGTTGATAATAATGGTTTTGCATGGGATGATGCAACTGGGGCAAATCGTGGTAGAGGAATTGTGACTAAAGTACCTAATGGTCATTATATCCAAGGTGCTAACTATGTTTTTCTGCCCTCACCTAACCTTTATCCATGGAATATAAGAGAAGGTGTGAATATACACGGTATTGTAGGTACAATGAAAGACACAAATGCAGGTAGAGTGGCTTTTAGGAATGCCACCTTCGATGGAGTTTTAGTATCGGGGGTGGCGAACGTGGGATTAGGTAATAGCCTAAATTATTACAGTATACCTTCTACTGAAATACGAGATGGTGTAATAAGGTTTAACCATGCTAGTGCACTTTCAGGAGGAGGACTTCACCAATATAGAAGTAATACTGTATTGGAAGAAGCAGTTACACTTGCTCATTCGGTTAATCTTTCATCTTTTAGAGCTATACGATTAGGTTTGAAATATCCATATGGTGGCAGATGGGGAACTGACGGTGGTGTAGGTTCACTTGTAGGTGTTTTATGGGCATTACCTACAAATATAACACCTGAGTATGTGCCAAGCAGGAACGCAAAAATAAACCCTAATGTTGTAAAAAGAGTTGGCTATAAGGATGGAGTTATACCTGCAATGCAAGGGCAGTGGAAAAGACCCACTGAAATACCAGTAGGCGCAGAATATTTTGTTGATATAAACGTGTCTGATTTACAAGGACATTATAGGATTGTTTTAGGGATTGCCGTTGCTGAAGCAAATCACAGGGAGAGTATTACAATACCTATTAATGTTTATGTTAACAATGGCATATCTGGAATTAGCCACATAGAGTTTATTAATTAAAGGAGATTTTAAATGAGCAAATTAATTTTGAAAGATAAGACCGAGATAGAGCTTAGTACATATTACGGTGATACATTTGTCACAGTGATTGATAATTTCTCAGAATTGGATGAGCTTAAGGACAAGCTGACTGATGCAAATACAGTGATTATGACGGTTCAAAATGACGGCGGAGAGGAAACTATAACAGGTCTAAAGCTGCAGGGTATCACTACTACTTTTATAAAAAATGAGCTTGGAGCTATTACACAGATACAAGCTCTGCTGATGTTCAGGGCTATGGAAAAGGTGGAACAGATAGAGGCTACCTTAACCGGTAGAATAGATGCTCTATCAAACATGATGCTTGAGTTAATGAGTTCAGAAGAGGAGGAAGAAGGCAATGAGTAAGAAAAAGGCTAAAGTATATGTGAGATTTTACGCATCAAGGATTAAGCACGGACTAATGACAATAGATGAAGTACCGGCTAAATATAAAGAAGCTGTAGAAGAGTTCATGAAAACTGATGAGTACTTGATGATGTAGGTTGATAACAAAAAATGCTATCTTGATAACAGAAAGTGGGATTTTAATAACGCAATTTACATTTTTTATACCAAAATAGCATTTTAAATAGACAAAAGAGAGCTTAGAGAGGCTCTTTTTTTAATGGAGATATTTTATGACATTAGAGGAAGCGATAGACCATGCTTTAAAGGTTGCAGGTGAAGCTGACACATGTAGTAGATGCAAGTCAGAGCATTTGCAAATTGCAGCATGGCTTCAAGAGTTGCAGAGATACAGAAAAAAAAGAGAAAGGCGAAAAAAATGGATAGTGCATTTTCAGCAGGAAAAAAACTGCTAAGAGGTTCATATAGCCAGTTCACTCCAACTGGTAAGGATTATTTTGTCCTTAATCGGGCTTATGGCAAAACACCACATCATGGAGATATCGTGTATTTTTACAGTGGAGAAAAAGGCAGAGTTGCTCATGTCGGAATCGTTGAAGATGTTAAAAAGGTTAATGATACATATGTAATTCATACTATAGAAGGCAATACCTCGGCAGTCGCATTTGAAAGAAATGGTGGAGGTGTTGCGAGAAAGGAATACCGATTTACTGAAGGTGAGGTAGGTGGCAAAAACAGAATCAATGGATTTGGTATGCCTCTTTTTAGTAACTCAACATGTACAGCAGAAGAGCTCGTTGCTGTAGCAAGGCAAGAAGTAGGATACTTGGAGAAGGCAAGTAATGCTATGTTGGAAGAAAAAACTGCCAATGCCGGAATGTCGAACTATACTAAGTATGGGCACTGGTATGGTCAAAATGGCTTGTATTGGTGTCAACAATTTGTTTCGTGGTGTGCTTATCAGGCATGTAAGCTACATCAAAAGAACAGCTTCACAGGATGGGTGATGTTTGATGGTAAGTGGATATATGAGAACAAGGGAGTAGTGCAAAAGAATAGATGGATAACTACAGATGGCAGATGGTTTGTAGTTGATGGAGCAGGCCATATGGTGACAGGTTGGTTCAAAAGTGGCGATGACTGGTATTATATGAACACTGATGGAGGTATGCTTTCAGGACAATGGATTGATATAGCAGATGAGTCATATTATCTGACAAAATCAGGAGTTATGGCAAGAAGTGTTTATGTTAAGAATGATAAAAAGCATATTTATCATTGGGTAGATGAAGATGGCAGATATCAGAAGAAATTTGATACAGAGAGTCCGGATTTAAAAACATACGGGCTTGCAGAGTAGAAAGGATGGTTTATATGAGAGCAAATGTATTATATTCATTAGTAGGTGTAGTAGGAGGATTTGTAGC